AGGACAAGGACAAGGACAAGGACAAGGACAAGGACAAGGACAAATCAATACGACACCTCTCTTCATGCGCGGACCTATAGCAATGGCTGACAACAATGTTGGAATTGAAGAGATTAATTATTTGAAGAACTTTGCTAAACTATAAATTAGCTCTATTACAAATTCAACTGTGTTTTACACTATTAAATTTGAATTTTTCTATACATTATTTACACATTTAGAGTTAGTGTTCCACCAGTGGGCATCGCTGATGTTGTCTTCCTTCCTCTCCTTCGTCGCATGTCATCATTTCCAGTCATCGCAGAGGTGGCTACACTTTGCATCTCATCCAAAATATTACTTACCTCTCGCAGAGGATCTGAATCTGATCCGACGCCCTCGCGTAGCATGTTCATGTTCAGCATCATTGGCATCTCGCGAAGCGATGGTGGGAAAATAGGAGATACAGAAGGATCAATGGGTGGAGATGGAGCATTTGACTGATTCACGCGTTCACTTTCAAATGCCTGTAAGATATCCTCTACTCCACTAGGTCCGCGCATCTCCCTTCTTGCAGTGGGATCTTGTTGGGACTGCTGTTGTGGCATGGGAGAACGGCTACTCATGTTGAATGGCATCTGTCCTTGTTGCTGTTGCTGTTGCTGTTGCTGTTGCTGTTGCTGTTGCTGTCCTTGTCCCTGTTGCTGACCTCGACCTCCCTGCATAGCAGCGCCCACGAAGTTGCCAAAACCAGAACCAACCTGATTGGCCGCTGCAGTAGCGAACTGACGCGCTAACTCCGGATTGTTTCGTAGAATGTCGTCCATTCCTGGCATCTTTGACTTGAAATAAGTGTTTGTAATATGGAACATTGCAGCAGATGTACCTAGTGTCATGACTAGACGAACTTCGGGAGGCATCTTTCCAGCATCCTTGTACTTGTCATAGAGCTCCTCAAAAATCTCGTCATAGTCCTCCGAATTCTCGTGAACCGACTCGGACCATCCTTCCAGATTCACATCAAAGGGATTGAAACGACTGTTCATGAACTCAAGACCTGTAGCAAAGGTCATCAGTGCGTTACGTTGGAACTTAATGCTGGACTCTAAGTTGCGACTATCTACTAGCTTTCCATATTCGGCTTTGATTTCATCCAGGGAATTACTCATCGTCATTCGCTGACCACCAATTCCCTTGCTGGTCAGACGTTGAAGACGAGTCAAATAGTTGTGCTTCTCCTTTGACTCTTGCTCGGGACTCATCTTGATTTCGGTTGATTGAATAACTCCGGAACCATCGCCAATGTCAAAGTTCATAGGCGTAGACTGAGCAGAGGTCGATGGACGATATGAATCACCAGATGATTTGGTAAAATTTGGTAGCTCAATCGGATTTCCCGACATAGATCCAGAGCTGGGCATGCTGTCCAAGTTCACAAACTCCAAATTGTCGGAGAAATTGATAGATCCAGATCCAGACCCAGAACCAGAACCAGAACCAGAACCTAGTGTAATCGTATTGCCATCATCTTCCCGTCGAGTGGAAATATTAATCTTATTCGTATTTGCAAGAAGCGACATACCCATATCATCTGCCAAATCAGAGATGCCTCCAATTTCAATCTCGTTTGCCTTTTGCGCAAATGCAATTAGTTCTTCACGTCCAGGTCGTTTCGTAGATTCCATACCACCGACAAAGCTAATTGACGACATTCCTGTTTCTTAAGAGTAGACTATTCTGGATTTCTTTACGCACGAGGTTACGCCAAACACATATGTAAAGTATCCGACATATCGTATTTTTTATTAACAGAAAGCCATAAAGCCTTCCAATTACTACTACGTAGTGGTTCGGTAGAGAACCAGATATCGAGCTTTTTTTGGATTCTTCCCAAGACAGCTTCTTTGCGATCCTTGTAGCCGTCTGCTCCCGCCGTAATCCCGTCCCCTTTATTCTTGGTGCCCGGATGAACAAAAACCATACAACCAGTCCATCCATGCTCTTTCTCCAAAATATAACGCATAAGTGAATATAACTGCATCTGAATATCTCGTAAAAGAGGAGCAATTGATTTCTGATTTTCAATTCGAATCTCAGTAGTCTTGGCCAAATCTACTGCTCTGTCACGCACAAACTTCTCAATAGACTTAAAAATAACGTCTGAACTGACAGACTTTACTTTCGGAGCCTTGAACGGCATAAGATATTTTTTGGAGATATCATGCAAGAGACTAGCTTTCGTGCGTGATTTTGTTTTCTCCCATCCAAGACTATCACAGAAGATTCTAAGAGCATCAACTGTCTTTAGAACTTCGGAATCAATCGGTATCAATCCTCGATAGCCTTTCTTTACACATTTCTTGCAGAGAAGATGTGTTTCAATTTCGACAACTGCCGACCAAGAGGCTGGTCCACCACATGTCCTACAACGAGTTGTTTTCTGTGTTGAACCTTCAGAAACTAAATTATAATTTTCCCAAACCAGAATGTCCTTTATTCGGTTGCCACTGACATCAATAGAAATATCGGCAATACAAAAACCTAAATTCTTAATGCCGGGATCAATGGCTGCAACAATCATATTGTCTTGTAAATGGTTACTCTATTTATATACAGAACTACTGGGAAAGAAGCGTTAGAAGACCTTCCTTGTCTGATTCTTTACATTGAGGAAGAGCCATCATAAATAGGTCATCCATTGAATCGGAAATGTAGAAATAAATGTCTTCATTGTTTGCTCCACCCGATGGTGGATTAGCCTTCGATAATTCAATAATTTTCCACAATTGCTCACCACACTGTGATGAATGCTCTAGCCAAATAATTTGATTAACATTTGTGTAAGGAGTCACTCTCAATGTGTAGACGAATGGATGAGGGAGCATTTCGAAAATACGCTCGATTTCATAATTACGATTGATATATTCAGTATCTTCATAATGTCCGTCAATGTAATAGGAACCCGGAATATGACTGTCGCTTGCCTCGAGACCTCCACGAATACAACGCAGACTGATATCGCTGAAGTTGTCTAGCCAGCGAGCTTCATTCATAAAGATTATCTTTTCAATTTGTACAGAAATACGTTCAACGCGTTCAAATACGCTTGTTTCTTCATCTTCATCCATCGTTTCCTCGGTGATTCGCGAATCCTCTTCAATTTCTGCCAAGCAGTCAGCGATTGATTTCATTACCCATGCCATTTTAACTCTTTGTTTCTTTGCTATGTTGCGACTGTCTATGTTGCTATATTGCTTTACCATTGTTCAATTTTTTGTTTGCCTTTTCTATACGAAAAAAAGTCTACGTTTCCCCGAATGTTTATTCCCGAATGCGAAAGAATCCTCAATTCTACCTATATGCTCAATATCCCGTTTCAAACAATTAAAAGGTTGTAGATATCGCATCAGTTTTATTTCCTTTTTAATCTCAGCCGACTTAATTGAAGGAATAAGCGCCTTCACGGATTTCTTGCAAGTAATACAATTTTCATCTAGACGGGAATGTAGACATTCTCTTGAGGTTGAGCTGATATAGTGTGAAGGCCGTTCGATATATGCGTCACCCAGTAGACGAACGAGATACGATTCCGTCGAACTGTACCAAACGACGACTAGTGAATCCGGCGGAGCATTGTAAAGAAGTGACGCTTTTGTGGAAGGTAGGTATCCTTCCGAAATCCATGATAAATCAACGTCATAAGTAAACGGAATAATTAAAGCCGATTCCTGCAAGAATCTGCTTTTACAATTGAAGGGTTGCTGTTTACACCAAATTTCTGATACATAAACCGCATCGGTCTGTGTCCCAGTAAGTTTCAACATAGAAATCTACTCTGTTGTCCCTCTCTAACTTTAAATTGTCCGAATGAATTCCCATCCAAGATCTGAGCAGATTTTCTGCCAAATGTTATCTTGCATGTAGAGTTTCTCATGACTCTTGAGCAAAGGAAAACAAGGAAGGAAATCATCGAGCTCCAATAGTTGACAGAATTTGTATAAAACATAGGAGTAACTTAAAAAGTTACTGCGACCTCGAGGACAATGTCGAATGAATGAAGGCTGAATTTCCTTGAACATGTATCGCAACTTATCCTCCATCTCGCGAGACATGGTGGGTGCGCAGAACGCGTTCATGCGATGGAGAATATGAGGTATGTGTTCATAGAATTTATTAAGATGAAGCTTCTTCAAGATTTCACGTAACTTCTGTGGCTTTAGCGTGCGTGGATCCGTAATACGTTCCTTCTTGATTTCTGTCAGAATGTTTTCATAAACATCATTTGGAATCTCAGTACTTTCTTTCGCTTGGAATTGAGCTAGCCATTCGTTGAAATGATTAATCTTCTTGTAAGCAAAATAACTGATTTCACGAGGAGGGTCCTTGTAGCTCGGTTTCTCGGAATCAACGAGAATGAAATCTTGATAGCCACACGCTGGACAACCAAGAGTAGCTTCATTGTGATAAAATACCATCTCGGTCTCACAATGAGGACAAGCTCCAAAATCCGGCTCAATACCGGAACCAGGTAAAATTCCACCTTTGATGGATGTAGGTTCAATAATACTTAGATACTTCTCCAATGCTTTGTCGCGTTGAAGACCATCGCTATCCTCAATGTCACGAGCCTTCTTCTTCTTTAGCTTCACACGAACATCGACATTCTCACTGTATACTTTTCGCTCAGAAACGTGAGAAGTAGCTCCATTTGAAGCGAAATAATTCAGAACGCTGTTTTGAGGTGTCTTTAATTTTGAATTTGATTTCGTGGTTCCAACGTGTTTTCCACTGGCAATCTTTTCTTGTGAGTCGTAGTAATTGAAAAGAATGTCACCAACTTTTAAAAAATAATCCAGTCGCTCGTCGTCTTTTTGAAGGCGAGCAACCTGCTGTTCTAGTTCTTCGAGTTCTTCGCACATAGTCTTGTATTCATCGCTATTCATGCTTCCAGTGAAATCATCAATTTGTTCTTGTTTAGTCGTAATGCGAAGTTCGAGTTCGCTAATTTTGTGTCTCTTTTCGTTCATGGATCGCATCTTTTCGGTATGAAATGCCTCGAGAGTGGTAGGCATCTCAGTCATATCTTGATTAGGTGCTTCCATTGTTTGTAACACCATATGAAGGGGCCTCTGCTCGGTCATCTCTAACTGTCTTTTGATTATTTTGTTTAGATGCTCAAATAGAAAAAGTGCGTTTTTTTCATGTACGATTCCTATCTGAACTTGACTTGGCATCTAATCGACAAAAAATGAATTCTTAAAAAGCTTAAAATTAACGCACAAGATCTACAAGATTTTGAAATCCCCCCGGCACCGAATTCTGAATTCTGTCAGAATTTTTTTCTAATGCCAGGATATACAAATGGGTGGTGGTGGTTTAATGCAGTTAGTTGCCTATGGCGCACAAGACATCTACCTGACGGGAAATCCTCAGATTACTTTTTTTAAGGTGGTGTACCGTCGCCACACGAACTTCGCCATGGAGTCCATTGAGCAGACATTCAACGGCACGGCAAACTTCGGTAAGCGTGTAACCTGCACCATCTCCCGTAACGGCGATCTGATCCACCGCATCTACCTGCAGGCCACTCTTCCTCGAGTGACCCTCCAGACTTACGATGGTTCCGGTGCCCAGTTCCGCTGGCTAAACTACATTGGCCACAACCTGGTCAACAACGTTGAGCTTGAGATTGGTGGCCAGAAGATTGACAAGCACTACGGTGACTGGCTCCACATCTGGAATGAGCTCACGCAGGAGGCTGGCAAGCAGGCCGGCTACGCAGAGATGGTCGGCAATGTGCCCGAGCTTGTGAACACACTTGTACAGGGTGGTGAGGGCTGTGATGATGATTGCGTTGCGGGCGAGCCCAACAGCACTGCGGAGGTCCGAAACTGCTCCCCAGAGTATACTCTCTATATTCCTCTGCAGTTCTGGTTCAATCGCAATCCCGGTCTGGCGCTCCCTCTGATTGCTCTTCAGTACCACGAGGTGAAGATCAATCTTGAGTTCAACGAGCTCAAGTACCTGTGCTGGTCCCAGGTATCCGGCTCTGCAGCAACTCATGCAATCCGTGATCGCGTGGCCTCATCCGGCCTTGTATCCGCATCTCTGTATGTTGACTACATCTATCTCGACACTGACGAGCGTCGCCGATTCGCGCAGGTCTCCCACGAGTACCTGATTGAGCAGCTCCAGTTCACAGGTGACGAGTCTGTGACCAGCTCCAACAACAAGATCAAGCTTGGCTTTAACCACCCTTGCAAGGAGCTCATCTGGGTTGTCCAGCGTGATTCCTTTGTGGCTTGCGAGGATGCCACTGTGTACCCTTGGAAGGGCATGCAGCCTTTCAACTACTCCGACTGGTGGGACCGCTCCGTGCTAGAGTCTGGTTACTCCGTGCACCGCGTGGAGGGCCTTGCAGGCTACAATCCCGTGGCCGTTGCCAAGATCCAGCTCAACGGACATGATCGCTTCAGCGAGCGTGAGGGCAAGTACTTCAACTTGGTCCAGCCTTACCAGCACCACACCAACATCCCCGCTGTTGGCATCAACGTGTACTCCTTCGCACTCAAGCCCGAGGACCACCAGCCTTCCGGCTCGTGCAACTTCTCCCGTATCGATAACGCGACCCTGCACTTAACACTGACCAACAACACCGTGTCCAGCACCAACTCCGCCAAGGTCCGAGTGTACGCCGTGAACTACAACGTGCTCCGAATCATGAGTGGAATGGGAGGCCTTGCATATAGCAATTAAAGTAGTGAACCCACCCAAATGTTTGGTAATGTGTTTCTACTTGTTTTAGTTAAATTTGAATAATAATAAAAACATTTGAGGATATAATATATTCACAAATGTCATTGCCTGGTAGACCCGGAAATTCCGTAATTTACAATGAAGTTTCATATAATGGAAAGCAATATGTCATTGGGTCGGTTAAGTTTAACACAGATGAAAAA